GGTTCGACGTTCGGCGTGTTCGCCCCCACCGAAACGGCGATGCACGGCAAGGACGCCGACGTCGGCGTCGTGGATGAGGCGTGGGCGTTCGACGTCGCCACCGGTGACGCCGTGCTCGCCGGCCTGGGCCCGGCCATGGCGACACGGCCGAATCCGCAGACGTGGATCGTGTCGGCCGGCGGCGTCGAGGCGTCGGCGTGGTGGGATCAGGTGCTCGCCCGCGCCGAGGACTGGGTCGACGCCGGCGGCGCCGACGGGGTGTGCCTGTTCGACTGGGGCGCCGGCGACGACGACGACCGCACCGACCCGGCCGTGTGGCGCCGCTCGCACCCGGCCGTCGGGTACACGATCGACGACCGGTTTATCGCCGGCGAGTTGCGCGACCGGGACACCGCCTATTTCGACCGCCACTACCTCAACCGGTGGCCCCGGCTGTCGACCCGGGCCACCGGCCGTCTCATCGACCTCGAGGCGTGGGCCGCCCTGGCCGACGTCGCCCTCGAGCTCCCCCCGCCGATCACCGTCGCCTATGACGTCGCCCCCGATCGCACGTGGGCGTCGATCGCCGCCGCCGCGTCGACGCCGGCCGGCACCGTCGTGACCGTCATCGACGCCGGCGCCGGCACCGGCTGGCTGGCCGGCCGCCTCGAGCTCCTGGGCGCCGGGTGGATCGTGGCCGACTCGCTGGGTGGTTCGGTGACCGCCAACGCCCTCGAGCGTCGGGGCGTCGTCGTCGACCTGATCGGCCCGACCGAGTTGGTGCAGGCGTGCGGCACCCTGATCGACGCCGTACGCGACGGCACCGTTAGCCACCACGGCCAGGGCGCCCTCGACGACGCCGTCGCCGGCGCCGCCACCCGCCAGCTGGCCGACGGCGTCACCTGGTCCCGCTCGCGCTCGCCCGTCGACATCACCGCCCTGATCGCCGCCGCCCTCGCCCTATGGGGCCACACGGTTCGGGTGCCCTACGCCGGGGCCATCTCGTGACGCCGGCCGACCGCTGGTGGCTGGCCGCCGGCGCCGTCGCCGCCCTCGCCGGCGTGATCCTGCTCGCCGGCGCCCTCGCCGGCTGGTGGTGGTGAGGCTCCCTAATCGGGCTCCATTCCCAACGCCGCCCGCCGTTCAGCCCATCGCCGCTGGTGCGCCCCCATTTGGTACCACCGCGCCCACTCCTGCCGGTGGACTTCCCGCACCGTTTCAAGCTGGACCGTGGACGCCGCTGCCCCTGTCGCTAGTTCAGCCCGATGCCGGGCCACCATGGCCGCCTCGCTCTCCATGGGTGGCAGGCTAGGACGCCGCCTCGTGGGCGCCGGGTGTCTCCATACCGGCCGACCCGGTTTCGTCGATCCTGGGGCAACGTAGGGGCCGTCGGTTGACGTGTCGGGGCATGTTAGGGAACCGTCGACCGCCATGAGCACGACGCAAGGCTGGATTCTGGTCGTCGAGGTCGGCGTGATCGCCCTCGGTGCCCTGGTCGGCCTGTTCCACCGGGCCGGCTGAGGTGCTGCGCGACCTGCTGCGCCGTTCGGCGCCGCCTCGAGAGTTGCCCCCGGGCGACCCCATCGACGCCACCATCGCCGCCGCCCTCGCCGCCCGACTCCGGTCGACCGACGTCTGGCGCCTACCGGTCGTCGTCGGAATCCGCACGATGATGGCCGACGTGTGCGCCATGTTGCCCATGGCCGCCCTCCGGGGCGTCGACCGCCTCGACCCGCAACCGGGGATCGTGCGCCGGCCCGACCCGAACGAGCCCTACCGGTCGACGATCGAAAAAACGGTGCACTCGCTCACCCGCTACGGGAACGCCTTTCTGCGCCGCTGGCAGTTCAACGCCGAGGGCCACCCGCTGGCCGTGACGGTGTGGCGGCCGGCCGACGTCGTCGTGCTCACCAATGACTGGGGCGACCGAATCGTCGGTTTCGAGCATCAGGGCCGCCGCTACTCGCCGTCGACGGTGCTGCACATTCCGTTCATCACCGACCCGGGGCCCGTCGGCAAGTCACCGATCGACGAAATAGCCACCGTCGTCGACGACTTGTGCACCCTGTACGAATGGGCCGCCGGGTACTGGCGTGACGGGGGCACGCCACCCTACGCGCTAACCCATCAGGCCAAAATGGACGACGCCCAGGCCAAGGGCGTGCTCGATCGGTGGCTCGCCAACCGGGCCGCCCGCCGGCCGTCGCTCCTGTCGGGCGGGTGGGGCCTGCAGACGTTCTCGATGCCGACCGCCGCCGACGCCTTGCTGATCGACGGCCTCAACTACCTCGACGCCGCCGTCGCCCGCGCCCTCAACGTGCCCCCATCCCTGGCGAACGTCGTGTCGCAACAGTCGCTCACCTATTCGACGACGACCGACGAGTTGCGCCGGTGGTTGACGCTCAACCTGTACCCGACCTACCTGGCCCGCCTCGAGGCCGCGTTTACCGACCTGCTGCCCCGGGGCCAGTCGGCCGCGTTCGACACGTCGAACCTGCTGCGCACCGACTGGCCGACCCGGGTGTCGACGTCGGCCGCCGCCGTCGCCGCCGGCCTCATGACCGTCGACGAGGCGCGCGTATCCCAACTCGGTTTGCCCCCGATCGGTGACGGCCCGCAGCTGGAGCCGATCGGCACGCCATCAATCGAAGGAGTGTGACCACGTGTCAACCCCGAATCCGTCCGATCCGCAACCCCAACCCGTCGATCCGCCGCCCGATGAGCCACGACCGCAACCCCAACGGCCCGCCGACGTCGTGCTCGAGCGTGAGGCGCCGGCACCGTCGACGCTGACCCGCGAGGCGCCCGTCGTCGCCGCCGACGCCACCGCCCGCACGATCACCGCCCGGTTCGTCACCTACAACGAAGCGCACGACGTCGTCGACCTCGACGCCGGCGGCCGCCGCCACACCTACCGCGAGACGCACGCCCCCGGCTCGATCGTGCCGGCCGACCGGTTGTACGTGCGCGACCGCCACGACGGCGCCCTCGTCGGTCACGTGTCGTCGACGCGTGACGATCCCGACGGTTTCTACGGTGACTTGACCATTGCCGACACGTACGCCGGCCGTGACCTGATGGCCCTCGTCGACGCCGGCACCGTCGGCGCCGTCTCCATGGAGTTCGGGCCCGACGGCGAGGTGTGGAACGCCGGCCGCACCGCCGTCACCCGCACCCGCTCCCACCTGTACGGCGTGGCGTTCGCGTTCCGGCCCGCCCACGACGCCCCCATCCTGGCCGTGCGCGACCTCCCGGCGGTGTCAACCACGGTTGACGGTGATCCGCCGGCGCCGACGCCGACGGTGACGGCGACGCCGGCCACCGACGACGTCGACACGTTGCGCCGTGACCTGATGTCGCTGGCCGACCGGGTGACGGCGTCGACGCCGGCCGGCCATCCGCTGGCCCGGTTCCGGTCGGCCGACGCCTACCTGCAGGCCGTGTGGGATGATCCGTCGCTCGCCGGCCTCGTCGCCCGCGCCATGGTCGACCAGATCACGACCGACAACCCGGGCGTGATCCCGCCGGGCTGGCTGCAGCAAGTGTTCGGGATCGTCGACCGGGGCCGCCCGGCGATCACCGCCCTCGGGCCGGCCGGTTTGCCGGATGCCGGCATGGATATCAACTGGCCGTATTTCGCCGGTGACCTCACCGCCCTCGTCGGCGCCCAGACCGCCGAAAAAACGCCGATCGTGTCGGTGAAAGTGTCGCTCCTGCGCGCCACAACGCCGATCAACACGTACGCAGGTGGCTCGGACATCAGCTATCAACTGCTGAGGCGTTCGAGCCCGTCCTATCGTGAGGCCTATACACGCATCATGGCGGCCGCCTACTCGCTGTGCACCGAAAACGTGTTCGAGGACGCCCTTGCTACCGGCGGCACCGGTCACGTCGAATACGACCCGGTCGCCCCCGACACCGGCGGTGACGCGTTCCGAACCGCGTTGTTCGCGGCGTCGTCGATCGTGCGTCAGGTGACGGGGGCGCCGGCGTCGCTCGTGCTGGCGTCGTCCGATCAGTTCCTCCGCCTGGGTGGGATTTCCGGGCTGGTGCCCCCCCAGTACGGCACGCAAAACGTGTCGGGTACCTCGAGCGCGGCGACGCTGCGCGTGTCGGTGTCGGGCCTCGAGGTCGTCGAGGGCCCGTATCTGCCGGCCGGCACGATCCTCGTCACCAACGATCAGGCCGCGTCATGGCACGGCGACGGCCCGTTCATCGCCACCGCCGAAGACGTCGAG